AAGCTGATCCAACACCGCCTGCGCTTACAGAATTCAAAGCGGCGTTTTCAGGCGTTTGGACGGATGACCATAAACTTGTTGGAACAACTTATTCAGCAATTAAAATCTTTCCAATTTCATCTGAAAATCGTTATAAAATATTTCGTTGGCGCGGTGCAATTGGTATTGGTGAACCAAGTTTTTCAATTGTTGGTAATTGGTCAAATGTTTATGATCCGCGTGAAGTTTCACACACTTTAGGAAATCGCGCAACTTATGAGTTTTCAAGAAATCCTGTTCTTCTTTGGGCATGGTTCAGAACAAACCGATATGGTCGCAATAAAGCGGCTTCAAAAATCAATTGGGATAAAGTTGCAGAACAAGCGAGTATTTGCGATGCAACAAGAACTGACATTGATGGTGGAATTGCGCCATTTTGGCAATGTGATATTTCAATTCCAGAAAGCACCGAACGCACAAACGGTGAACAGCAAATTCTAATGTCATGTGATGCGCAACTTGTTTTTGATGATGATGGTAAATGTTGGCCGCGCGTTGGTTATTACTATGCGCCAAGTTTGAAACTTGTTCGCAATCGTGACATTGTTGCGATGGAAAGTGTTGAAGCGCAAAACGGTGAAAGTTTAACACAAGGTGTTATTGTTCGTTATATTGATCCTGATGCAAATTACACCGCGCAACCTTGCGCACCATATGTGAACCCGTTCTATTTTGTTGAAGGTGAAACACCTAAATATTTGGTTGTTGATGCGCTATCAATTCAAAATCATCGGCAAGCAATGCAGCTTGCAAAATCAATTTCACACCGTTCACAATCGCAATATAAACTATTACCAACCGTAGGTTTGCGCGGTTTGCGGGCGCGGCAAGAACGAATTTTTGATTTGCTTTATGATAATGAATTTGCGGGTGATCATGAAATTGTAACACCAACTGAAGTTGATGTTTCAGGCGCATTTGTTGGTTTCGGTTGCGTCCCTATTGATGAAAATCGTTGGGCTTTTCTTGCTGGTGAAGAAAAATCAAAACCGATCACTGTTGACAGTTTGGTTTACTATCTACCAACTTTACCAACCGGAATTGTTGTTGAATTTGTAAACAATACAATAAGAATTTCTTTTGATGCCGCGCCGCGCGATGATTGGTCATATGAATTCCAAAATCAATTGAAACCTGATGGTGTGACTGTTCCAGATGATGCGGAATGGTTGCCGATGGGAATTCCAACTGATCAATTTTATGCTGTTTCCGGTGGAGTTGTTGCGAACGCTGAATATTTTCTAAGGTGGCGCGGAATTTCAACCAGTGGTGAAGTTTCAGCTTATGTTACACCAATTCCAACAATAAGCACTTCATCACTAACATTAACTGGAACGCCTGTTGTAACTGTTGAAGTTGACGTTGCTTATGCGGGTTTCACAATTGGGGTGACAGGCGGTCAATCACCGTATATATTTCTTGACATATACGGGCGATTACCGGACGGGATAGCAATAGACACCGCAACGGGCGTTGTTTCTGGAACACCAACCGTAGCAGGAACTTACGCGGATATTCTAATTCGTGTTTCAGATAACGTTGGGAATTTTAAGAATTTCCCAACATTCACAATAACAGTAACGGAACCGTAAAATGTCTGCATATGATACTTTCAAAGCCGGAATTCTTGGTGATCCATTTGACGCAAATAAGAAACCATCAAGGCAAGCAACGGTTCAAGGTTTTCTTGAATTACAAAATCAGCTAGATGCAACAATAGTTCAGTTAAACGAAACAGTTTTTGCAGATGCGCCAATTTATGAAAATACAGCAAGCGGAATTGCGGCAACTTCGGACGGTGAACAATTCCGCGTTGAAAATGCCGATGATGACATTGTTTTTGATATTTATTCTAATAACACCGGTTCAGCGGTTCTTGTTGCTGAAGTTCCATCAACAACCGCACTTGCAACAAAAGCAAATGCGGTTGATGTAACTGAAAACACCGTTCTTTCCAATGTTCCAAAAACGCAATGGAACAGGCATTATATAAGCACTGAAAGCGGAAACGGGCAAACCGCAACACCTGTTTCAACTGGTGAAATTTCAACCGATAGTGTTCTTGGACCTTCAATTGTTATTCCGGCTGGCAATACTTCAAACACATATAAAATGACGCGGTTTTGCCAATGGGTTTACCCTGGTCGGTTGTATCGTGTTCGGTGGAAATTCCGGCGTTCAACGGTTCCTAGCGATCCTAGCGCACACCCTGTGATTTTACGCTTGCGCGGAATGTACGCTGCGTTCAATAACGTTCCAGGTCCATCTGCGTCAATTTCTGCTGAAACAATTCAAGTTGCTGATACCAATGTTGTTGAAAGATCATACACTTTTTCATTAAATCGTTCTGATGCTGATATTACTTTAGATAGCAGAATTCAGCAATTCAGGGTAGGAATTCTAACGCTTGCAAATGATGACGGTGTGACCGCATTTGCGTCAATTGAAATTGATGATGTTACCGATGAAGTGAACGCACTAGGTGGCCCATTGACTCGCGTGACAGCACCTAACGCCGGTCGTGCTTCCGGTGGTCGCGGTATTGCGCCAAAAATGAGTGATCAAGGGCGCGGTGATGTTTATGCCTTAATGAGTAGAGTTCAAGCATTGGAAAATGAAAGGCTTGCACAACGCAAAACACGCAAGACAATTTGGTGTGTTAAAACGGCAACCGGTGCAAACGATGGAACAAGTGAGGCTGATGCTTACACTGATTTGAAAACCGCACTTGAAGCCGCAAGTGTTGGTGATGTTGTGATTTCTGATGCCCCTGAAAGTGATCCATTTCCAATGCAAGCGGGTGTTTCAATTTCGGACGGAGTTGTTTGGAAAACAAACGGCGGTCCTAATGGTGAAACTTGGATTAGTGGTGCAACTTATGGAACCTGGACAGATGCAACGGGCGGTGTGTTCAGCATCGCAACAGCCGAACCGCGCAACGTGGTTTATGATTTCAAACGTGATGATTTGGCTGGAACGGTGACGGGTGTTGATTTAACAAAGCCAAAAGTTGCGGCGGCGTTGAACGCTTGGAATTTTGCACCAGATGATTGCGTTGCATGGTATGGTTTTCTTGAAATTGAAGGATCACCAACAACAACACCTAATGAGGGCAAATGGTCTTGGGTTGGCGGTGTTCTTTATATCAATCCACCTGGTTCACCAACTTTGACACAAGTTAACGATTTGGCAGCATATAACATGGCAAGTTCAGGCGGCGTAACTTTTGGGCCTAAAACTGGTGATTTCATTGAAGGGTTCCACATCTATGGTCGCTTGTTCACAATATTTACAACAAACCGCGATGATGCTTCAGGATACGGTATAAGATCGGGTAGCGCGCAAAATTGCACCGTTGAAGATGTTATTTGCATCGCTTCAGGAAACCATGCGGTTGGGCTTTCGGGTTCGTCCGGTAAAAATAACGTAATACGAAAGTGCATTGCAACAGGTGGCGGTGGTTCTGCAATCCCTTATGTTTTCAGAAGTGACATTAACGATAAAGCGGCAAATCTTATTGGTGAAGATTTATTATATATCGCAATGAATTATGCAAAAACAGATGGTTCACCAATAAATACACCAACAACAATTTCATTCAAACCAAACATGTGTTATTCACACGGTGGTGCTGTTGATGATTTTTACACTGGTATTTTTTACAACAGACTTCTTTGCATTTCACCGATTGCTGACATTGCAACAAAGTTTAGCTTAACGCTCGATGCTTCAACGGCTGGAAAATTGGTTTCCGGTGCAGAACAAACAGAAACTGAAAGGTTTCAATCTGGAACTTTCAGCATTCGTGTTCATAACAGTCTTGCGCTTGGCTATGGAATTATGCCGCATTATGACATTTTTCATAAAAATGTCACATATGATAATCTTGGTGACGCTTCATCTGGTGCAAACTACAATGTTGTTGGTTATCCTTACGGAATGCACATTGAAAGTTGCACTTTCTTGGGTGAAATGTCTAGAATTGTTTTAGCATTGCAGGTTGACCAAGGGTGGTTAACTTTTATCAATAACTTTGTAGAATATGAAAACGGCGTAAATGTTGCACTTATCAACATGTTGGAAGGTTCAGGTTATTCAGATGAACTTTTAAGAATTCACGGAAATACAATTAGATATGACACTTTAAACCGTTTTCTTGGAACACCAAACGGCGAAATCACCACCGCTTTAAACAATATTGCAATCAATAGTTTGGGTGGAAATATTCTAAATGTTAATGTTTCACCGATTGGTTCAGCGAATGGTAATTCTTTAGGTTGGGAACAGTGGTTTGAAGGTGTTAATGGTGGTGATCAAGACATTATTCAAGCTTAACAAGGAATGGTATGATGAACTTTCAAGGAATGGTATGATGAACTTTCAAGGAATGGTATGATGAACTTTCAAGGAACAGGTAAACGGCTTCAATTCGGTGATGTTGGAAAAGCCGCAAGACAAATCGGAATTGAAACGGCGGTGTTGCTTGCTTTCTTGGAAGTTGAAGCGGCTGGACGGGGTTTTGATAATTCAAACCGTCCAAAGATGTTGTTTGAAACGCATGTTTTTTGGCGCAATTTAACCGGCGCATTGCGATCAACAGCGGCGCGGCTTGGTCTTGCTTATGCGCGGTGGAAACCTGGCA